CAATGAGTTAGCGTGTTATTCTAGATTTTTTGTTATTCTACCAAAATCAGAACGGAGCATCTTGCTCAGGTGGCTTGGGTGGGCTGTCACCTTGTATGAAATCAGCCCTGTTAAATGTATAATGGACACCGACCTTGGTATTGATCTCATGCGTATCGATTGGCCTATATCTGCCGTGGATGGGCTTATAACCCATTTCAGATGTCAGCATCTTACGCAGGTAGCCAGGTCCGACATTGGAATTGAACTTAAAGAACTTATCCTTAAGCTCGCTTAAAGTTGCTTGAACTATATCATGGCCATTGGTATAAAAGAAGTCACCCATGATGATGGTAAAGTCCTTACGAAGCTGGGATTGAGACTCGGCCTTGACCTTTATGAGCGATTCGTTGTGTAGCTCCTCAGCGGTGAACACCATGCGTGATTTGCTGGTATTGACAGCTGGCTGACTCATCAAAAAGCGCAGGAATGCCGGAACTTCATTGCGCAGGTCGTTCTCGATGTTGGTGTTTATATCATCGATCCTAGGCACCTTGCGGATCCAGAAGCGGATCTCCTCCTCATCGATGCGCATGAAGTCCTGTTCCTTGTTTGTGCAGATGATGACCTTGCCAAAGAAAGGCACGGAGTAATTGGCCACGAACTTCTGGTTCACGGATATGGTCTTGGCGGTGGCTATTGATTTAAGCTTCTCAACCGCATGGGATTTGTCTATAACGGTCTCATCCAGGGCTATGATGTTCTTTGTGGCATAGGCTGAGTTGAACTGACTGCCTAGATCTTCTGGATTGATTTGGCAATAGTTCTGACCAAAGATGATGTTCATCCAGTTCAGGAAGGTGGTCTTGCCTGTTTGGCGTTCACGGCTGACCAGGCAAAGGATCGGAAGTGCTTGGCGTGGGTTCTCGTAAAGAAGCTTGAGGTATTTGATTCCCATATCCAGTTGATCACCGAAGATATGGCGCATCAGCCCCATGCTTACTTTGATGTCCTTATCACGGATGATGCGGTCTTCAGCCCATGGTTTGTGGCTGAATGCGTGGTATAGGTTGTAGCAGTTATCTACGACCTCGGAGTAGTTCATGTTATCCGGAACGATGCAGAAGTCATCGAACTTAGGGATGAGAGGCATGATGGCAGGTCCGTGATCGGTCTTGATTTCCTCTTTTTTGAAAGCTTTTATCTGTTCACGCAGTACATCATATCGGTCACGGACATGTGTAATCTTATAATAACTGTCACCAACTCGTAGGTAGGGAAGTCCAGCGTTCATGTATTTGACACCTACCCAGGTCCAAGCGGCTTGAGCATTGCCCTTGAACTTGCCGTGTGTAAGGATCTCGAACTTGGTAAATGAGTCACCGATGGGTAGTTTGAGTGGGTTAGTGTCAGTAACCAACAGCTTGTCACCTTGTAGCTGGAAGCAGGGCTTTGATGACCGCTCAGGTGCGATTAGGTTGGCATCGAGCCACTCGACTTTGACGTTCTGGAGCGACTCTTGCCAGGAGCGTTCCTGATCCCAATAGTTTACCGGGTTGGTGTGTTTGTGGGTCATATGACCTTGATGGTGACAGGTATCTCGTTTGGTTCTAACTTGGTTGGTATCTTATCGAACTGCTTGGTAGCTGCCAGATAGGTATCGTAGATGACCTGGATGGGTTGGTTGATGGTTGGGAATTGGATTCCGGCTGCTTCGATAATCAGTGCTTGTTTCTTGATGATTTCGTTCATCTGGTCGAGTCGGTCTTGGTATTTGATGTTGATCTCATCGAGTTCCATTTGGGAGGATTCGAGCTGTTCGACTATTGATCGTTCGAGCTGTTCCATCCAGAGTTCGTAGGCTTCGGACTTGTCTGGTTTGAGTCGGTAGTTAGCGAGTCGCTGTTGAAGGTTTCGCAGTTGGATGTGGATTGACATAATGCTTTGAATATTTGGTAAGCTACTTGCGGTACTATGGCGTTTCCGTAGGCTTTGATGGATTCGTTTCGCCATTTAGAAAAGGTAATGTTGTCCAATCGGGTGGGAAGCCCATCATCTCCGCCACAAACAGGGGATTGAGTTGGGAACGAGTTCCAAGTAGGTGGTTTATTTCCGATCCCAAATCGTCCCCTTTCCAATTTTCCGTCCTCCAATGCATCTTTTCGTCCGATGCCCTTGGTGTCGGCAGCATCCCCATTTGCATCATCATTCTTAATGGAAATTGAAGATTTACTCCTTTTTCCGCATGATATTTTTGACGTTTTATAAATTTTTCTATTTTTTCTGGTTGATTTGCATCTGATACTTGAGGTGTCGGCAGCATCCCCATCGCCATGGCTCGGCTCAAGGTCACCGAGTGCATGCTGCCCTCCTTGACCTGAGTCGATTTCATGTTCGCTGTCGCATTGGTGGAGTCCATCGCTGTAGGGGTTGGTAGCATTCCATGAAATATTTGCTCCGTTAAACTTCCTGCTACCCATTTCCTTCCTATTGATTCCCTGTATTCTATCCTCTTTTGAAATCTTTCTTTTGTTGGTTTTATATCTATTGTTGTTGGAGTAGGCAACAAACCAAATCCTATCTCTTCTATGAGGCGCGTTGACGGCACAAGCTGGCAGTAGTACCGGTTGTACTTCGTACCCAAGATTTTCCAAGTCAGCGCACACTTCCTCGAAGACCACTCCCCCATTCCAATTAGTGAGGCCACGAACATTTTCGCCCACGATGTAGGTTGGCTTAACTTCTGAAATGACTCGGAGCATTTCGGGCCAGAGATGTCGCTCGTCTTCTTTCCCAAGTCTTTTTCCTGCTGAGCTATAAGGTTGGCATGGGAATCCTCCGGTAAGGATGATGTCATCATCTCGCCATCCAGATCCAAAGCGGTCTGAAAGTTCTTTGTTGATTGTTTCATAGGTTAATGTTTTAACATCTTTATGACAGTACCCATCAGGCCAATAGTATTCTCGGACTTTATTACCGAACTCATTGATGTCGCAAGATACCCAATTACGCCACCCCATCCATTCGGCTGCTAATTCAAAACCTCCTATACCACTAAACAGGCTTATATGTATCATCTTTTAACCAGTTTTTTATTTTTGATTTATTGGCTTTTAGTAAAAGGTAACGACTGTGCTGGATGGTTATGCGTAACTCATATTTAAAATCGAATGCATCCCAATGAGGTTTAGATTTAATGAATTCTATCATCTTAAGTTCTGACCATCTCTTGCCAGACCTATCAAATCTTGGTTGACCGTAAAATTTAAATATTGATGGGAATCGGTTTTTGCTTGCTCTTGGCATCAGAAATTTATTGATTCTATCTTGGTTACCTTCCAAGCGGTGACATTGGTGTAGAATCGGTCGTTCCATTCACGGCTTTCCACATTGATGTCGCAGGTTAGTGTATCACCGATGCGAGCGTTTGAGATGAGATTGATGACCGCATCATTCTTGGCTTGGATGGATACTTGCTTGGTAAAGTTGCCGTCTTGGTATTCGATTAGAAATGCCTGGCGTTTCCATTCCTTGCCAGCTTTGGTGGTGCCGGTTTCTGGGTTCATTACTTTTTTAAGTTGTCCTGTGATTTGCATGATTATATGGTTTAAGGGTTAATATCAATAATAAGCCCCCATTGAAGGTAGGAGACTTCGCAGGGGGCAGTTGGCGTGGGAACCACCAATTTTTCGTATCGTCTCCTACAACGATGGTACAAATCTATAACAGCTTTTTGGCTAAAGTTTGGTGAACGACAAATAAAAAGGGGAGGGGATATTGTAACTTTGTAAACAAATGTTGATAGCTTTACGGCCATGAGATACAAAAGGATAGCATTAAAGGACCGCCCTTTTGTACTGCATGTTTTTCATAAGGCTACGGCTAGGGAGGTAACTACAAAGCTTAATCGGATAAAAAAAAAGTCGATTAAGTTCGATGTTATCGACTTTACTATGGATTATGACACCGATGCCCAGACATGCTATTTGAGTCATTCGTTGCCTGGTCATTATGCCATTATGTTTCGCAGCTTGACAGTTGAAACGATCGCTCATGAGGTGTGGCATGTTGTGATGGATCATGGAAGGTATATCGGTTTGAAGCATGACGAGAATTCTGAGGAATCATTTGCATATATGTTTGGATACTTAATCAAAGAGATACATGAGTTTGCGACAAAGAATAGCTAGGTGGATCAATGAGAATGATGCTAACGGCATAACCAAGGATTTAGGATTAGACAGGGCGGCCAGATTGTTCCTTTCATTGCATCCGGAAGAGAATTTGAAATTCAATAGCACTAGGATTATCATTAACATGGTGCGCAAGGGTGAGATTAAGGAAAAGATAGATCCTGTCGAGGTAGCTTTTAACAAGCTTTCAACTATTAAAGTTGAGGAAGAGGCTGATTTTAACGATCCGCTTGGGATGCTGGTTGATTTCCCTGGCAGTTGGGCTGAGATTAACGAGCCGATAGTAATTCAAGGCATTAAGAGGCTTGGCATCTGCAATGATATCCATTTGCCCTACCATGATAAGTTTGCGGTTCAGGCTTGCTTTGCCGAGTTCAAGAAACGTGGCGTTGATGGCATCTATCTGAACGGTGATATCATGGATCTGGAGGATGTGAGTCGATTTGAAAAGATGCCTGATGGCAGGTATCTACGAGATGAGATCGAAGTGGGTCGCAGCTTTGTGAAGTCATTGAGGAAGCTATTTCCAGAGATTCCGATCTATTGGAAGGATGGCAATCATGAGAAGCGTTTGGAGTCGTATGTGGCGAGCAAGGCACCGGAGCTTGTCAAGCTGTTTGGAATGGATATCCCTACCCAGTTGGAGCTTGCCGACCATAACATCATCCACGTTCCTGAGCATAAGGTGGCTAGGTTTGGAAAGTTATGGATTGCTCACGGCCATGAGTTGGGATTGAAAAGCGGCACGGTAAACATTGCCAGGCAGGTTAGGATGAGGGTGGGTGTTAATGTAATCTTTGGCCACTGGCACAAGAACCAAACTGATACTAGCAGGAACCTTGCTGATGAGGTTCACGGAGCTTGGGCGTTGGGGTGTTTGGCGTATCTAAAGCCCAGGTACACTGGCGTGTTGAATCAATGGACACAAGGAGCCGCCACCGTTGACTTGAACGATGACGGCTCGTTTCAGGTTAATCCTTTCCAGATTGTGGATGGGGTAGTCGTGTAACGGAGTAAGGGTAATTTTAAATTATTCTTGTAACGATTTCCGAATGGGTCTGCCTCCTCCAACCATATTGTATTTAAATGCCATAATTAACCCACAACCTATTTTCAACTGGATAGTAATATTTTGTTATTTGCTTTTCGGCTTTACAACATTCAGCGTATGTTTCATATTCAACTAAATAAACATTTTTAAAATTTTTTCTATATTTATGCCAACTTAATCTTTCAAAGAGATTATAAGACCTACCTACATAAATAACTTCATCATTGTTTAGTAGCAAATAAACAAAATATCTACCCCTTACTTTATTCAGCTTTTGAGTTATTTCAGACCAAGATATTACTGCACATAAAATTGGTTTTAAAAAAAAGATGTTTTCCATTTCCATTTTTTTTATATATATTAAATTCTTTCATTAAATAGTTTTTTAATCGGCCTGCCTCCTCCAACCAGCTTATTATTGTTCCGGCATAGCTGCATGAAGTTTTCCGACTTTTTCATGCCATAACGGCTGCGGAACTTTTCGACTGATTTCCGGGTAGTGTTGAGAAGCTGTGCCAACTGTCTATCTGACTTCATGGGATTGTCGAGAATAAACCGCTGGTGGGCTGATGTCCACTTGAAGTTTACT